CGGACCCGGCGCCGCAGGCGCCCGCGCGGACGCGATCGATGCTCGGCGCAATGCCGTGCGAACTGACGCAGAGACCCCCACCGACGCGATCCCGCGTGACGTGGCGGCCCGAAACAAGATGATGGAAACCGGCCGCAGTATGCGCGCCGCAGGAAAGAACTGATCACCCATGGCATTCCCCAGCGAAAACAGCATCGATCTCGTCCCGGCGGTTGCCTACGCCGGCCAGATCGCAGAGCCGGCCGCGCCGCGCTTCTGCCGTTCCGGTTCCGTCGAGGGCGCGGGCGTCACTGCCGGCGTTGCCCTGAAGCGCGGTACCGATCCCGACGTGCAGGTCAAGGCCTTCGCGTCGACGGACGTGGTCACCCCCCAGAACTTCGCAGGCCTTGCGGTCCTGTCGACTTCGCGGAGCTTTGACGAGATCAACACCGATCTCGATGCGAACTCGGCCCTTGACGTCATGCGCCTGGGAACGATCTACCTGTCGTTCTCGGGCACCGTGATCGCGGGCCAGTCGGTCAAAATGAAGATGTCCGATTTGACGTTCGAAGGCGTCAGCGCGGGCGCGGATCCGGGCGCGGGCTACTGCGTCCTTCCCGGTGTCCGCGTGGCCCAGGACCGCACTGGCGCGGGCGTGGCCATCGTCGAGATCAACATCATGGGCGCGAGCCAGGACGCGGCCGGAGCCGGTGGCGCCGCGATTCGCGTGGCCAACATCCCGGTTGGCCCGGTCGCGCGCGCATCGATCGGCACGGACGCTGCGTCCACCGCAGGATCGATCTACTTCGCGGATCTCGTCCTTGACGCGCCGATGACCGCTACCGGTCTGGCGATGTTGAACGGAACCACGGCCGTCGGTACCGATTCGCAGATCTTCGCGCTCTGGGACGAGGCCGGCAACGTGCTCCGTACCACGGCCCTGGCCGGCGTCCTCGCGGCCACCGCGGACGTGTTCCAGGAGATCGCATTCACCAGCCCGATCGCCCTCGGGCCCGGCCTCTACTGGATCGGGTTCCAGGTCAACGGAACCACCACGCCGCATCAGACGATCGCCGCGTCGACCTACCTGAACAGCACGGGTTCTGTGGCCGGCGTGTTCGGCACCATCCCCGCGATCACCCCCACCACCACCACGACCGCGAACGTCGGCCCGGTTGGCTACCTCTACACCTGAGAAAGAAAAAGAACGCACATGCGCGCTACCAATCCCCGGCTGATCGCGGTTGCCAAGCAACTGGCGGCCACGCTGAACAGCCTCAGCGAAGGCGGAGCAAGCTCCGGACACATGGACTCCCGCCGCCTCGACGCGGACGAGACCAACATGCTTGCCCTCGCCCTGGAGGACATGCGGACGAAGGTCTTTGAGGCAGAGTATCCGGAACTGAAGGCCCGGTCCGTCCTGGCCGTGGACTCGGACGTTGATCCGGGCGCGGACGTGTTTTCCTACGAAGAGGAAGACTGGTTCGGTGACGTCAAGATCATCAGTGACAACGGCTACGCCCAGGATCTGCCCTCGGTTGAGACCAAGGCGCGGAAGATCACGCACACGATCGTGTCGATCGGCAACGGCTACACCTACTCGATCCAGGATCTCCGGCGTGCTGCCTTCAGCGGCCGGCCCCTGGAGGCGCGCAAGGCGATCGCCCAGCGTCAGAAGTTCGAAATGGGCCAGGACAAGATCGCGGCCCTCGGTTCGGGCGAAGGCTCGACCGGTCGGATCCCATACGGCCTTCTGAACCGTCCGGTGGGTACCAGTGCCGGCCAGGTTCGATCCACTGCCGTGACCAACACCTCGTGGGACGCGACCCCGGTCGCCCTCGAAATGGTCGCCCAGCTGAACACGGCCGTGGCCGAGTTCGTGACCGACTCCGCCGAGCTTTACGAGCCCGGAACCCTGATCCTGCCCGTGCACTCGTTCCTCCGTCTGTCGCATGCGATCACGGCGGATAACAAGCCCGAGAGCGCTGCGCAGCGGTTCCTCAGCACCAACGGGTTCGTCAAGCGGATCATCCCGTGGAACCTCTTGAAGGGTGTCGACGGCGTCGGCGCTGCGTCGACTGCCGATGACTCGCGCGGCCTTCTCATGTCGGGCCAGCCCGACGTTGCAAGCCTCGTGATCCCGCAGGAGTTCGAAGTGTTCGCGCCTCAGCAGGAGAACCTGGCTTTCAAGGTTCTTGCGCACGGCCGGACCGCAGGCACCTGCGTTTACAAGCCCCTTGGTCTTCGCTACCTGACCGGCCTCCCCAGCGCCTGACCTGATCCCATGATGCCCCTCGGGGCGTTCCAGAAGCCCCGGCACGCGCCCCCTCCCGCGTCCGGGGCTTCGCCTATTGGGGGTCCTGAGACAGCAGGGCGACCCGGGCAGCGGCAAACTCCCGGGCGGCGGCAAGGATCGCGTCCTCTGCCTCCGCTCGTCCTGCAGCGTTCTGGGCTTCTGGACGCCCGTACCGCGGATCCAGACACCAGATCCAGCCGACCCCGTCATGGGCCAGGGATGCCCAGCCGATCAGCTGTCCGCCCGGTCCGCCAGACAACAGGTAGGTCTGGTTTCGTTGTCGTTGCCAGTTCACTGCAGCCCCGCGATCACCAGGGCCAGGACGATCGCGGCCCGGGCTTCCCCGTGGCGGGCCAGGTCCAGGCCGTTGCGCGCATTGACCGAGGCGAGGGCCGTTTGTCCCTTGGACGTCTGGCGCAAGATCACGTGACACCGGGCCTTGGTCATGGTTTCGGGTTCGGTCGGCTGGTTCTCGTTCATGCCCAGACCCTAGCCGGCCCGTGGTACCCTGTCAAGGTAAGATGACCCCCGCCGAGTTCAAAGCCGCGTTTCCTGAGTTCGCCACGGCCGCGGACGCCCTGGTGCAGTCCCGCCTTACCTGGGCGGAGGCGCGCACCCCCGAGGATATCTGGGGCGATCTGCAGGACCAGGGGATCGGGTTCCTGACCGCGCATTTCCTGGCCATGCTCCCGGGCGGTAAGGAGATGCGCAAGGGCGAGCGCCCGGGCGAAACGATGTATCTACGGGAGCGCCAGACCCTGCAACCGATCGTGTCGTCCGGGTTCCGGATCGCTGGGCTGCCCCCGGGTGTAACGTCCTTGGCGGGGGCTGGCGGGCTTTTCGAGCTTTGCCCGTGACAGCCTCGGTTCAGGTTCGGGACAACGGGGCCAACCGGCTGATCCGTGTCGTCGGCTCCGGGCCGGGGTCTGTTGACGTAGGGGTGATCGGGACCAAGGCGGATCAGGCGTACACGGATGGGGTCACCGTTGCCCAGATTGCAGAATGGGCCGAGTTCGGGATCGGCCAGCCCATGCGGTCCTGGCTCCGGGAGTGGATCGAACAGAACGAGGAACCGCTAAGGCAGGTTCAGCGGAACGAATACAGACAAGTGCTGACCGGCGCCCAGACCAAGGAACAGGCCCTAGCCCGGATCGGGGTCTGGATCACCGGACAGATCCAGGCGCGGATCGCGGAAGGCATTGACCCTGAGAACGCCGAAAGCACGATCGCCCAGAAGGGATCGGATACGCCCCTAATCGACAAGGGTCAGTTTCGATCGTCTATCACGAATAGGGTGAACCGATGACGGTACAGGAGACACTGATCGCGTGCGTTCGGACGATCATCGGAGCCGGGGCGGATGTCCGTCTGTATGACAAGCAATCCATGTGGGTCGACGACGCGGCCCACGTCGAGATCACGATCTTGAGCATGCCTCGGATCGGGGTGGACGAACGGCGGACCACGGCCGAGGGGGACAGCCTGCGGGAACGGATCTACGGGAACAGGTCTCTGCGGGTCCAGATGCTGTGTAACACCAATGATCAGGATCTGGCACAGTCGGGCCAGGAACTTGCGGACTCGATCGTTGCCGGGTTCATGCGTACGGACGTCGAGGAAGCGCTAGCCCTTGTGGATCTCGGGGTCCCGCGGTCCCTGCCCGTGCGGGTCACCAACGCCCGGGACGATCACGGGGACACGCGATCGATCGGGATCGTTGAACTCTGGTTCCCGTGGTCCAGGTCGCAGACGGGCGGCCTGATCGGGACCATCGGCCAGGTTGACTACACCGGGACGATCGACAACGGGACACCCCCGGACGCGACGATCACCGGGTCCGTTTTGGAGGCTTAGCCCCGTGCTAGGCTAACCAGGACATGGCGCTTTCCGAAATCGTATCCGTCTCTATCCAGGCCGGCACGGTCAACCCCGCCCGCCGCGGTTTCGGCGTCCCGCTGATCATGGCCTATCACACGGGCTGGGCCGGGGATGAAGTCCGCTCGTACACCACGTTTACCGGGGTTGCCGCGGACTTCGCGAGCACGACCAACGTCTATGCGGCGGCGGCGGCCCTGTTCAGCCAGTCCCCCCGTCCGAGCAAGATCAAGGTCGGACGTCTGCCGGCGCCGGGTACGGGCCAGGTGACGCTGCTCGACTTCGCGGATCACACCGCGTCTACCGCGATCACCGGCTCGGTGATCAGCCCCACCGGGGTTGTGACGGCGATCAACGTCCCCTGGAATACGAACACCGCTACCACCTTGGCGGACCTGGATACCGCTCTGACCGCGATCACCGATCTGACGGCCACGGTTGCCAGTCCGGTTGTCACCGTGACCGGCGGCGGCACCCTCGGCCGTATGTGGTCGTTCATCTTCCTGACGGCTCATGTGCGTGAGGCCACGGCGGATTGGGCATACAACACCGCCCTTGACCTGGCCGTAACCCTCGATCCTGATTTCTTCGTGGTCTTGACGGACAATAACTCCGCCAAGAACATGGACAAGGTGGCGCGTTGGGCGCTGGCGAATGACCGGTTCGCCCTGTTCGCGCCGCAGTACACCAAGCCGTCTCAGTTCGTTTCGGGCGAGTTCACCGCGGGCGCGGACTTCACGGCCCTGCAGGCCAACGACTCCGCCGCGTTCCTGATCACGGAACAGGCCCGGACGTCCTGGGTTGACGCGGCCTGGGCTGGTAAGATGTTGCCCTTCGACCCGGGTTCTGCAACCTGGGCTTTCAAGACGCTGCAGGGCGTGGGCGGAGACGCCTGGACGTCGACCGAGCGATCGACGATCGAGACGGCGCACGGGAATCACTACGCCGAAGAGGCCGAAGTTGGGATCACCCGTCCCGGCAAGGCGGCCGGTGGCGAGTGGATCGACGTGGTCTTTGGCCTGGCCTGGCTTGAAGCCCGGCTGCAGGAACGTCTCTTTGCGCTCCTGGTGAACAATCCCAAGATCCCGTATACGGACGTAGGCCTTGGCCAGATCCTGGCCGAGGTTCGGGCACAGTTGAAGGAAGCCGAGGAACGTGACGTGTTGGCCCCGGGCTGGACCGTCACCGGCAAGGTCGTTGCGGAACAGGCGACGGCCGATCGCGCCGCGCGCATCCTTCGTGACGTCGAGTTCAGCGCGACCCTTGCGGGCGCTATCCACATGATCAACGTGACCGGAACGGTGTCCGCGTGAAGACCTACGATCCCAAGAAGTTCGACATCGTTTTCGCTGGCCGACACCTGAACGAGGGTGTTGCCGATGGAACGTTCCTGACCCTGGCGGGCTCGACGCCCGCTTTCAGCAAGAAAGTCTCCGTTGACGGTCCGGTCACCCGGACCCGCAGCCATGACCGATCAGGCACGGCCCGGCTCGTGATCATGCAGACCAGCGAAGTCAACGACATTTTGAGCGCCATCCTGGCGGGCGATCGCGCGGCTACTAACGGCCTCGGGGTCGGGGCGTTCTTCGTCCAGGACCGGAGCGGTACCACGGTTGCCACCGCGTCCAAGGCGTACATCGCAGACGATCCGGATCTCACGCTGGACGCCACGGCGACCACGCGGGAATGGGTTTTCGAGCTTGCGGACCTGGAACTGTTCCACGGTTCGAACTCGGACGACTGATCGATTGATGCCCGAAAGGGCGGAGGGTTCTAGGATGGCGAAGGTTCGAATCGAGATCGAGGGCGAAGCCTCGGACGTGTTGGCCGTGTTGCGGGTTCTGACCGAGCCGGACGAACCGGACGAGGGCGGAGGCGCGCCCCCGGCGCCGGTCCCAGCCGGCCCCTTCTACCCGGTTCCGTATACGATCGTGTACCCACAGACGTATCCGCTCGGAACGGAGTTCACCTGCCATGCGTAAGACAGAGGAACAGGAGATCGACGGCGTCCGGTTCCGTTTCCAGTCCTTGCCGTTCGGCAAGTCCCGGGGCGTGTTCCTGCAGCTTGCCAAGATCGTGGGCCCTGTGCTGAAGGCGATCCCCATGAAACCGGGCGACCCGTTCCCGATCATGGAGGCCCTGACAGAGGCCCTGGACCGCGTGTCCGAGCCGGAACTGGAATCCCTGACGCACGCCCTGGCCCAAGATTGCGCCTACTCCATCGACGGCGGCAAAAAGTGGCCCATGCTCTCGGGCAAGGACGGGCGCGAGGCCGTGTTTGAGGGCCGGCTAGCCCTATATTTCAAGTGGCTGCAGGCCTCGATCACGTTCAACTTCGCCGATTTTTTCGACGCCTTCAGGGTCCCGGCCGCGTCCGCCCCCGAGGGCGATCCGAAGGTCTGACGCGATTCATTCAGAAGAACCTAAGCCCGTCCGATCTGGATTGGTTCGCGTGGCGGATCTACACCTCCCCGCACGTCAAGGACTCGAAACACGTGATCGATACCGAGTGGTCAATTGACGACGCTTGGGAATGCCACGAGGCGATCGAGGTTCTAGAAGACATCGCGATCCTGGGGCAACAGTACCAGGAACAGAAGGGGCGCTAGACGCGCTAGACTGACCCTGTGTCTACAGCCCTGCGCGAAGTGTTCGCCCGTTTCGGGGTTGACTTTGATTCAAGTCGACTTGTAACCGGGAACGCAGCCGTTGACGGCGCGATCGGACGCCTGCGCGAACTCGGGAACGTGATCGGCGGGGCGGCCCTGGTCACCGGGATCGGAGCCTTTGTCAATGAGATCCGGACGGTCGGGACCGAGATCGATCGCACGTCTGACGCCCTGGGCTTGTCTACCCAGGCCCTGCAGGAGTGGCGCGGTGTTGCCGCCCGGGCAGGTGTAGGGGCTGAACAGCTGACCCCCGCCCTTCAGGCCCTCCGGCGCAATGCCTCCGCGGCGGCCCTGGCAGGTGGCCAGATGGGCCGGGACTTCCGGACGCTAGGCGTGGACATCCGAGACGGCCACGGCGGCCTGCGGACGACTGAGGAACTCCTGGGGGGTGTCCTGGAGGGTCTGGCCGAAGTCGACGACCCCACAACCCGGGCCGCGATCTCTATGCGCCTCCTGGGCGAGCAAGGGGCCCGGCTAGGACCCCTGTTGACCGGCGGGGCGGAAGGCGTCAGGGCGGCCCGCGAGGAGATCCACGCCCTCGGTGGCGGGCTGTCCGACGAAACGATCGAGGCTGCCGCGGAACTGACCCGGCAAACGCAAGATCTGGATCTGGCCATGCTCGGGTTGCGCGGTCGAATCGCCATGTTCGTCCTTCCGGCGCTTACCAGGATGACCGAGATCGCGACGGACGTAACCTCGGGATTCCGCCGGCTTGCCCGGGATGGGCATATCCTCGAAACAGCCTTTATCGTGATCGGTGTCGCGGCAGCCCTGGCCGCCCGAAACACGATCATTGCCTGGGCTGCAGCGGCGGCCCCATTCATCGCGATCGGGGTAGCTGTCACCGCCCTGATCCTGATCATTGAGGACGTCTGGGTTGCCATGCAGGGCGGGGAGTCCGTGATCGGGACCCTGTCCGAACAGTTCAATGAATTTGTCTTGACTGGCGAGGGCGGGTTGCACTCTATGGCTGTAGCGGCCGAGTTCGTGCTTGACGTCCTCACATCGATCGTCCAGGTAGCAGCGCAGGCTGCAGCCGGGTTGACCGGGCTTGTCGGGTTCGTGGCCGAAGCCGTCGGGGCGGAAGGCGTGGCACAGGGCGCGTTCGGTGTCGCCTCCGATCTCGGGACGTTCGGTGAACGAGATCTCGGGACCGAGGCGGACCCCGAGACGGCGGCCCGAGTCCGGGCACGCCGGGAGGCCTCGCCCGGGACCGATCTTGCCCTGCCCGACGCATTCGAGCGTTTCATTGCCATGCGCGAGATCCGGACCGGGACGTCTGCCGGCGGAGCCCTGCCCGCGCCCGGGACCACGGTCAACATTGCTCGGATCGACGCGTCGGGCCTGGACGAAGCGGCGGCGGCCCGGGTCGTGGAACGCGGCGTGTCTGCCGCCCTGGCCCGAGAGAACGATGCGACGATCGATGCTTTGGGGGGCGGGTCATGACCCTGTCTATCTCCTGGGCGACGGAGTCAAACGTGTTTGACGGAACCGGGGTGGCGGTCAACGAAACGACCTTTCACTTTCTGGAGTTTGACGCCGTCATGTCCGAGAATCACGAGACACGGGCGGAGATCACGGAGCATGCGGTTGAGTCCGGGGCGCCCCTGGCGGACCACAAGCGGGCCAAGCCCCGTGTGATCACCCTGGAGGGTCTGGTTACCAACACCCCCCTTGACGTCCCGCCCCCCTCCGGGTTCGGGCAGGTGAACGTCACGGTTACCACGTCCAAGGACGGCGCGCAGGTCAAGACGTTTTCAGAGGAGTTCGATCGCGTGCGGGACGTCTGGGATTCGCTCGATCGTCTCGTCCTGTCTGATATCCCGGTGTCAGTCTCGACGGAGTTCAAAGATTACGAGGACTGCCAGATCATCGCGATGACCGCGCCCAGGTCGACCCCCGACGACGCGATCGTGTTCACCGTCGAAATCTCCGAAGTCCGGATCGCCGTGTCCCGCGAAGTCGACACCCCGGCCCCGAGAGAGCCGCGGGGCGAGACAGAAGAGGATCGCGGGGCGCGGGAGGGCGAGGATACGCCGCGCCTCCGGAGCACCCTGGACGCCATCGGCGAGGCAGGGGCGGAGTATGCCGCGGACCTGGTTAGCTTCCTATGATCATCGAAATCCCGATCAAGAGCGGCGCCGCAAGCCAGAACCAGTTGACAACCCTGGCCGGGCGCCGGTACCGGATCGCGTTCGATTGGAACCAGCGAATCGGGCGTTGGTTCATCGGCCTTGAAACCGAGTCCGGAGACGTGTTGCTTTCAGGGAAGGCCCTGTCCGTCAACACGGACTTGCTCCGGCAGATCAGACATATCCCCGAGTGCCCGGAAGGAATGCTAATGCTCCTGGACCCTACCGGGGCAGACCGGGAGGCGGACTTGTATTCCGTCGGGGTCGATCACGTCCTGGCGTTCGGCTCGGAGGGTTGACGTGAGGCTATTTGGTCGACAATGGCGTCTTGTCGTCGGTGACCGGGACCTGTCCGATCTCGATCTCGCTTTCGAGATCACCAGGAGCACCCACCGGGAACCGAATCCGGCCATCATTCAAGTCTGGAACCTGAACCGGGATACGCGCGCCCGCGTCGAGGCGGCCGAGACGGTTGCCCTGTATGCCGGGTTCTCCGATCCGCCCCAGATCTTTTCCGGGGACGTGCGGCGAGTGTTCACCGAGCGGGACGGCGTTGACACGGTTACGACGATCACGGGCAGGGACGGGGGACGGGCGTACGCCGATGTCACCGTGTCCCGGTCGTATGCCCCCGGAACCCCGGTCCTGACCGTGGTCCGGGACACGGTTGACGCCATGGGGATCGGTCGTGGGAACCTGGCGGATTTTGCCTACAGCCTGCGCGGAACCGATAACCTGGCAGACGGGTACGTGGCGCACGGCCGGGCGTCCAGGGTCTTGAACGATACGATCCGGGCATCCGGGAACCGGTGGTCTGTCCAGAATGGCTCGCTACAGGTCCAGCAACAGGGGAGGCCCCTGCAGCTGCGTACGACCGTCCTGGCCCCGGACTCTGGTCTAGTCGGTTCCCCCGCCTGGGACGAGACAGGGAAGCGCACAGGCGGGCGGCGGGGCCTTCTTACCGCTACCGCCCTGATCCAGTCCGGGATCGAGCCGGGGCGCCTGGTCCGGATCGAGTCCGCCGAGGTTACGGGGGACTTCGAAGTCAGGGCGGCCAAGTACAAGGGGCAGACCCGCGGAAATGACTGGTATGCTGCATTGACCCTTCGAAGGCCCACCGCGTGACCAGTCCCAGTCAAGCCGAAACCGTGCGCCGCGTCCTGGAACAGGACCGGGCGGATCTGCACGTGTGCTTGCCTGGCAAGGTCCGGAGCTACAACCAGGAGGCCCAGACGGCGGAGATCGAGCTAGGGATCCGTCGAGTGGTGCCGGCCCCGGATGATGACGATCCGGATGACGTCCGAGATTATCCGATCCTCCCCGCGGTTCCTGTTCTCTGTCTCTCGGGCGGGGGATATTTCGCACACTTTCCTTTGTCGGTTGGTGACCGGGTCCTGGTCCTGTTTGCGGAATCGGATTTGAATGAATGGCGCCGGACCGGGGACACGTGCGATCCTGGCTTGTCCACCAGGCACGGCCTGTCCGGGGCCGTCTGCATCCCCGGGATCCACTATCAGGGCAACGCCCTGTCGATCGAGGACACCGGGGCCGAGCCACGCTTGACGATCGGCCGGGTCGGAGGCCCTCAGATCCACGTGAACGAATCACAGATCGAATGCGGCGGGACGCTTAGCCTTGCCCTGGGAAACGACGTCCGGGCGCACCTGACCAAGATCTCCGCGGACCTGGTCACGGTATTTGCGGCGGCCACGGCGGGCACCCCGACGTACAACTACGTCACCGAGATCGCTGCTAACCCGATCAACACTGATACGGTCAAGGGTGCCTGACGTGCGCGGATTCAAGCTCGACATCGATCACGATCTGTCCCTGGACGCCTCCGGGCGTCTGGAGTTCGTGTCCGGGGACGAGGCGATCGCCCAGGAGATCAAGACCCGGATCATGTTCTTCAAGGGCGAGGCTTTCACCGATGCTCGGGAGGGCGTGCCCTACTTCCAGGAGATCCTAGTCAAGGGTGTCGCGCTGTCCAGGGTGCGCGCGATTCTCCGGGCCGTGATCATGTCTCACCCGATGATCGTCGATGTCCCAGAACTCACGATCGAGCTTGACGGGGCGACCCGGGTTGCCGAGGTAATCTTTGTCGCCCGGTCGGCTACGGGCAGGATCATCCGTTCTGAGGACTTCGGGGATCTG